TCCATGAACTGAGCAAACTGCTTCACTGACATCACGCGAGTTACCGGATAATCCCCGGGCTCCTGCATCCACTCCAATTTTTCTTCGTAGGTGTAACGATCCTTAAACAAGCGGTCATACTTTTCTCGATAACGCTCCGAACCTTTCCGCATGATTGGAACCCCAAAGTGCAATTTACAGTAAGCTCGATACTCCTCAGCAGTTTGATCACCCTGAGCCTCTGCGTCTCTGTACCACTTACCCACCAGATTATTCTGATCAAGTGATCGGTCACTTTCGTGCGGTTTTATCCACACATCCATCGCTTGGCTGAAATCAATCTGCTTCAACAGAGTCCAAAGCTTATCCTTCTCGTCAACATTGTGAATGGTTAGGTGTACTTCTTCGGCAATTAACCTGTCTGGCATTGGTAAATGTTTGATATTGTTCATGATTATACCTCAATGAAAGTGTGACGGCATCAGTTCTGGCAGATTGACCGGCGGTAATTCTTTGCTGACCTGTTCTCGGGTCCGAAAGAATCCATCGTGCTGCGGGTACTTCCGCATAAACGCTCTTGCGTAAAATGCTCGATAATTGTTGTTCAGTTTGAAACTGGTAACCCCATCGCCGCCCGCATCTTTTTCCCACCTAATGCGCTCAAAAATCGCATTAACACTGTAGTTTTTGAAACCCCGATCTATCCTCTCGAACGTAAATTTACAAAATAACTTCCAAACGTCTGGGTTCTGGCGATTGAAGTTGATCACCTGTTGACGAATTTCCTCGTGCCTATCGTCCATTGAAAAACTCCTTTAGCTGCGCTCGAATCTCGTCAGGATCTTTGCGGTGGTAACGCTCTGGCTCAATGGACTTCTCTACGCACATCTCAAAGTGGCGCCTAGTCACCTTGGTTGCCTTGCACGTTTTGCAGATTGGCAGACCTTGCACCTGATTGGTTTCAGTGACCTGCTCTCGGATTAGTTTCTTGAATTCCCCAATCGTTGGCGCGAACTTCGGGTAATGCTCGACCATATCCCGCAAGGCCAAATCAATCTTCTTCGGGTCAGTCCCCTCTAGGTGAGTCCACCAAAGCCGCTTGGTTGACGTTTCATCTTGGCCCCTCAAGAAGTTTGGATATGTCACCTTCATCATCCCAAATACCCGGTTGATCAGGTTCAGGTCGGAGTCCAATTGCCCAGTCCGTGTTTGTTGCGAGTTGTAGTGCTGTGGGTTCATGTTTTTCTTCCTTTGCTGAATAAACGGTTTTCCAAGATTGTGCGTTTGCTTCTTCAAGCATTGCAGTTGCGTTCTGACCCTCACGGACCAATTTTTCAATTCTGTTGACCAAAGTGTTGATCGCTCTTTCTGAGTTATTGCACTTGAGCTTCCGCCTTGTTCCTAAATATTCAATCCAGAGCGCCTTATCAACCCCCAGACGAGCAAGGCGAGCATCTGTCTCTGTCTCTGTCTCTGTCTCTGTCTCTGTCTCTGTCTCTGTAGGTACATTTTTTCGGAATCCTGTTACGGATTCGTTACGGTTTCGTAACGGTTTAGTTACGGAATCAGCACATGCTATAAATCCAGAGGTTTCCAGCTCGGCTACCGATTTTTTAATGACCTTTTCGTCCCTTCGCAACCGATAAGCGATCACTTTGACTTCGAGGTTAATTTCACCGCTGGTTGGGTCTTCAGCTTCACATGCCAACAGCCACAACATCGGCAAAAGAGCGCGTGATTCGGCAGACATCATTTGGAATTCGTAGTTGTCGAGCATGGAGCGGTGGAATCGAATCCACGGTGGCTTACGGTCTTTGTAGCTTTGATACTTTGACCAATTTATTATCGTAATCATTCTAATCCTCGTTGTGTATCGGACCTCTGTGGACTACAATGGACCACGTTAACCTTGCTGGATAACGCTCCGCCCATCCCCTTATGGGCATAAACTAGCCCCCGTTGTGGGGCTTTTTTATGCGCGTTCAATTTCTTCTCGATACTCAAAGTACAGCTTGCAGGGACGAAGCTGCTCATCCAGATCAACCTGTATCGCAATGTCAGGCTTTTTGATCCTTCGACGTAACTTCTGGTAGTCGATTTGCATGTCTGATGACAGCTTCTTTGGGTTTGAGTTGAAGACTTCAAAGTAATCTTTGATATCCATTTTGTTCATAGTTGTTTCCTCCGTTGGCGAACCATAACCCATCACGATGTTAAAAAAAAGCTTTTCTTTTGTCAAAATCTAATGTTAAAATCAGATTTCCAGCAATTTAAGAGGTTAACAACATGCCATTAATTTTAAACCGGCGTCATTATTTTTACGACGAAACTCAAGAGCCGTGGTATCCGCTATGGTGCCATTACGAGCAACTTTGTAACGTCAAAACAGTAATCCAAAACGACGATCAAAATGTTTGGTTCGAAGGAATAAAGGCTCGTTCAAGAGCAATTAAAGTAGCTTCAAGCGTATTGATCAAGCAGTTCCCGGAGTTCTTCCAGTGGATTGAATGGTCGCTAGACGATCTAACCGGCAACGGATTCCCAATCTGTGACGATTACATCGACTATCACTGGGGCTACTCTGGTATACCAGCAGATTTCAAATTTAAATTTGATAGCACCCAGCAGGATTTTGAAGATTTCTATGAAATTGAAGGAGCATACGCATGAAGATGAGCGAACAAATTAACGAACTGGCAACTGCATTGGTGGTTGCCCAAGGTCTGATTCAAAACCCAACCAAGTCTGTGAAAAACGATTTTTTCAAGTCGAAGTACGCGGACCTAGCCGGTGTGATAGATGTTTGCCGACCTGCTTTCACTGAGGCAGGAATAGCCGTCATACAAGCCCCGTCAACAGACGATTCCGGAAACCTATGCGTTACCACTACCTTAGTGCATACATCCGGTCAGTGGATGTCTGAGCACATATCTATGGCGATTGATCCCAACGCCAAGAATCCCGCACAAGCTGCCGGATCTTTGATCACCTACCTTCGCCGGTATTCTCTAAGCGCATTCGCGAACGTCGCTCAGGAAGATGATGACGGCAACAGTTTGGCCGGCAATGTAAAAACGATCGATCATAAGGCTGACGATTTAAAGGCGTACAACGCTGCCTGTGACGAGCTGCGCGATTCGATAAACGCAGTTATAGAAGGCATTGACGACGGTACGCCAGAAGGTATGAAACAAGCAGCTCAAGCGTTTTTTGAACTTTCAGAAGATGAAGTTAAAAGCATTTGGCGAGCACCTACCAAGGGCGGATGCTTTACCGTTCCGCAGGTCAAAATAATCAAGTCACCAGAATTCAGAATAGCCTATTTCGGCGAGGAGAAAGAAAATGCAACAGGATAAAATTTGGGTGGATGGTCTGCGTGTGTACAAGCCCGACGAGCGAGCGCCTGACTTCGTCAAGGCCAACATTGTGATCAACAAGGCAGAGATGCTTGCATGGCTCGCAACTCAGTCTGGTGACAAGATAAAGGTGCAGATGAAGGAGGCCCGGTCTGGCAACTATTACGCTGAAGTTGACACCTACCAGCGTCAAGAAAAGCCAGCAGAGCAGTTACCAGAACAGTTGCCCGTTGATGACAACTTCGACGATGATATTCCGTTTTGATAAGGCCAAGATATGAGCAGGAAGATGACCGTCAGGCAGAGGTCAAGATCATGGAGAGGGTCGCCACGGCCCTCGAGTTTTCAGATTTCAGGAAGCTGCCTGCAAGCTACGTTTTAGATTTTGCTGCGATCAGGGGTAAAGAGATTGCTGGATTTGTTGAGGTCAAACGTCGCCGCAACAAAATGAGCCAGTACCCAGACATCTTTGTTGCGCTTCACAAGCTAAACGCGGCAAGACAGTTAAACATGATCGGAAAAAAAACAATCTTCGCTGTTGAATGGGATGACTGTACCGGGTGGCTGTTGTTAGAAAACCCATCGCACATAAGCTTTACCGGCAGGGTGGATCGTAACGATCCGGCTGACCTAGAGCCAATGGCACACTTTCCAATTGACAGAGTTAAAATTATTTAAAGTTCCACGTGAAACAGCAAGGAGCAGTTATGAAAAAAGAATCTAAACACTGGACTATCAAAGAAATTAATCGCCTGCTAACTATGTGTGAGCGTGGCGCATCAACCTCTGAGATCGCTGAGAAATTGGACCGAAACGAAAAGGCAATTTCTAACAAGATATATCGAATGCGCCAGCAGTTGAGTTATCGATCGTACCGACCTCGGAAGAATGGAGATCCAGAGCCAAGTTTCGAAAATGTCATGAACGAAAAAGAATGGATGCCTTGGTTCAAACGCCTGTTTAAGTGACAGGCTTGTGCTAAGCAGGCGCCTTTTTTGGCGCCTTTTTTTTGCAATTAATTTCGTTTAACCCCTTCCATTGTTACCAGTAACATGCGATACTTCTTTTGTGGTTGAGGTTAATGTAATTTTAAACAGCAAGGAAATACAAATGGAACTTAAGCAAGAGATTTTTTGGCAAACACAAGCTCGGGGCAGTAATGACTCCGAGTATCAGATCTACCTTGGCTGCGCCGACGATGGTAACGGTATCGACATCACCACTGGTGCACCACTCAAAACATATGACGAGTGGATCAACTCTTAATCAAACAGCAAGGAGAGAGCAATGACAATAAGAGCGAACATTGATTACAGAAACGGGTACATGTCTTCGGAGTTTATTGAAGGCATGGCTCGCCGTTATTTTGGGGACGATGTTGTTGACGCTTTACCGCGTTACGTTAGAGGTAAGCGCAAGGGCCAGCTAAAAGGTTTTCTCCGGTGGCAAAAGGTCTCCAAAGGAGGTTGGGTAAAAACCGGCGCTTATGACCACGACGGAATGCGAGCATCTGGTTATGTTGAACGAAGAGTTGGCAAGGTTATTAATGTTGATCTTAGCATTCCAGTATGGGGTTCAGAGGAGACTTTGATCGCAACATGGGACTGGGAGAACGGTGTGGAGCGTGATTCTGTAAAAGTTAAAGTGCACGAGACAAAAGCGGCTTAGGCCGCTAGGAGGAACAATGAAGCCGACCAAAGTTGAACTGCAAACAGCAATCATCATCCTTCAGGATGTCCGTCATCAAGGTCTCGATCCGTACCTCTCTCAGATCTGGGAAGACGTTCTAAATGAACTTCGCAAGCAAGCCAAGGAGACAAAGTGAACACGATCAAAAAATTCATCGCTTTAGTTTTTTGCATTTTATTCATCTGGCTGCTGAGCTGGGCGGGTAACGCAGACTACGAAGAGCAGCTGCGTCAGGAGCGTGAGTACAAATACAACGTCTGTGTTGCCAAAGCTTGGCCGGACTTCAAAGAAACAAAACCATGCGAGAATAAGTCATGACAACAACAAACGCCGAACGTCAGGCAGCGTTTAAAGAAAAAATGCGAGCCGCTGGGTTGAAACAAATAACCCTGTGGATTCACCCAGAAGACGAAAGCCGGGTCCGAGAGTTTAATAAAAAAGGAAAAAGCGATGACGTTAAATCAAATAAAATCTAGGCTGCGTGATTTTGATAAGGGTATTTTTACCGGCTGGGCTATAATCACATCATTCTCTTTAGGATTCATCATCGGAGCGATGCTGCTATGAGTAAAATTACCATTGAGATTGATGAACACGATTTCGAGCGTTTAGTCGAGTTGGCAGAAACTCAGCACGACATACTGCACACGCTCGAAAAAATTCTAGAAGAGGTCAAGAATAACGCCAGTGCATAGGCGTTGTCTGACGCATGTCAACGTGGATAAAAGTCTTGGCAGTGCCCACCCCTGAAAATCCCATTGCGAGCGCATGTTTAACAATGATAAACCTCTGCGCTCCACCGCTAACCGCAATATCCGCCGCAATCCCGAGGCAGTGCTGACCGGGCTGAGACTTGTTTATTTCGGCGCTGTGGCTAGGATCTCGATACCCTGACGTTATTACGAACGGAAAGCCGCAAGCGTCTCTGAGGTCATCTAGGGCGTGTACAAACGATTCTTGGATCAGGTTGTTGCCGGTTTCTTTGCAGGCAAACTCTGACAGGTCGTTTTTAAAATATCGAAGCTTCATTTGTTCCGATTAACTCCTGAATGCTTTTCAAAGGTCCGCAGCCCACCCAAGCCCAACATGCCCAACAAAACCGGCATCATGGTCTCCAGAGGTATCAGGGGCACTTCAATCTCGGACCCGGCAAGTGCGAGTACAAAGTTTGCAAAGGGGATGGTAATGAAGTTTCCAAACATACCAAGTACACAAACCCAGCCAACAGCAGGACGCCAACCAGATACAAACAAAGATTTATGAGCCGCCTCAACCTTGTTCACCTCCAACTGTTCGCGTGACAGTTCTCTAGCGTGGTTTTTAGCCATTGTAGCAACTTCGTGCGCTAGGAGTGCCTTCTGGTCCTTGTCCTCAATAAACTTGTCTAGAAGGCCCGTAACAGGCCCTATAAGCTTGTCAATCACGATCCAGCTCCTTCAACTTGTCTTCAATGTAATTCAAACGAATTTCTTGAGCGTGGTTATCCCTAACCGACTGCTGAACCTCTGACGGCGGCGCCCAATTATTTCTGAAGTCAGTATTTAGTTCGACAACCTTTTGGAGTGCGTCGATTTGACTGTTTTGCAGAAGATCGTCTGGTAACGCACCCAGCTCGCCTCTAGGCCACTTTACTCGGAACTCCGAGTTCATGTTCACATCGTATTCGATGATCGCCATTTGACGTTCCAAGACGCTTATACGGTTGGTTACTTCAGTATATGCAAGGACGGCAACCACCACCCCGGCGATGATTGCCACTAGATTGCGAATAGGTATCTCAATCGTAGTGTTGTCATTAATCTCAGCCATTACTTGCCTCGATTATTCCAAAGCTCAAACAGTGTGCGGATCTTCTCCTTGATCTGCTCAATGTCAGCGTGCATTTTTGCAAGCACAATCACGAGGGTCACGAACGCAACCGCTATCGGCCAGATCGTACCAATTGCCTCAAGTGCATCCATTTCATTCTGCTAGTTTAGCAGCGAACCCCGTCCAGACCGCGATGCAAAGACCAACCGCGACCGTACCGACGATTGCCATCATGCTGTGATCAGCAGCCCGGCGCATCTTCCGACCAAACCGCAGATCCTCGCGGAACTCCTCGATGGATTCGGGCTTGTCAATGTCCACACCTAAAATAGCGAAGACCTTCTTGACAGCCCGATCAGCAGCGTCCTGCTCGTTCACTACAACCCTTGACCGGGCGTGATGTAAATCGTAGCCGTACCGCTCGATGACTTGCCAGTGAAGAATGCACTAGCGCCAAACCTCAGAACCTCGTCGGTCCCGGGAAGCAAAGGCACAGAGGTCGCAACAGCGCCTGCATTAGCAATCGCTTCAGCAGAAGTCGCGCCAACGCCTAAAAAAACCGTGACAGTGCTGTCGTTAATGATCCTGTACTGACCCGCGTCACTGTTGATCGTTGGGCGAATCGGAGCCTGTAAAGCCGTGGGAGGCGTAGGCGTAGCCGCCGCAAAGGTGATTGTGTCACCTAGCGGAGCGAATGGGATTTGTGAACTACTAGCCATTATTCTTCTCCTTCAGCAGCCTGAGCCGCCGCGTATGCAGCCTGTGACTCAGCCGTAAATACAGCTTGTACGATTGCCAACACATCTGGCTCTTCGTTTAAAAAATCATCGCCCGGTGTGACCACGCGACGATGGAAGTTGCGCGAGATCTCTTCGCCATCACGCTTGATGATCGTTGCAGTACGAACTTGGATTACTGGATATCCAGCAGCCGTTTGTACTACTTCAATTTTGTCGTTTAATGTTTCTTCTGAAAGTGCCATTTTATCTCCTTGGTTGGACTGTCCACCCGCTAGGGGTATTAAGCATTTTTAATGTTAGCGTTTGTTACAGACCCACTGCTAAACGCATTTAAGGCTTTAGTTGATCTGGCTGCAAAATTTAAATTTACGCCTGTACCAGTATATGTTGACGAGAACCAATTATCGTGAACCTGTATATCTGCAAGATCACCATTCGCTTGAATCCCCATCTGTTGGATTGTGGTCGCATCTGAACTATCAATTATGTTGTTCATTACTACAGCATTGACCTGCCCAAATCCCCCAGCAGTATCAGAGTTTACCTCAATAGCTGAATTGTCACCGCCGCAATCGTGAATATGATTGTCCGTGACAAAAACATTCATAACTTCTGTTGATTCTTTTTGCCTAATAAACATGCCGTTACCAGAAGCATCAGCAATCACGTTACCTGTGACGAATATATCTGTACCGCACTCAATATTCATGCCTGTGCTATTGCTTTCTAACAGGATGTTGTTACTGATAATAATTTTTTTGGTTTCGCCAGCATCATAGTTGCCATCATGCAGTATTCTAATTTCTTGTCTGCCGCCACCTTGACCATTATCCCTAAGAACATTGCCATCGATTACAATGTTTTTACTGCCAGCAACTATAATCCCTTCGTACCCATTGCCAGTACAGGTATTGCCAATAACCACACTATCATCGCAGTTTTCATTCAAGGTTGTATGACCTAGATTGATTCCAGCAAATGTTGAATTTTTAACAATGTTATTAACAACGGTAGACCTTGGCCCATTCATTGAGATATTAGAAAACCCAAAGTCATCAACGTAACACCCACTAACTAATACGTCTTGATGGTTGCCTCCAGAAATAAAAGATCCAAACCCAGCAGGATAAGCTGGCAAGTAGGGCGCTTGTTCGCCTTTACCGTAGCATTGCTCAATTTGTATCTGCTCGGTGTTTACGCCAGTAGTACCATTCTTGATGGTGATTAAAATAGCAGTCCCACGGTTTCCATAAAACTTACAGTTAGACATCCGAACGTCATAGCAATCTTCCAGCAATATAGCCGCTCGATTACCTTCAGTCTGCTGTTCTGCGTTCGTAGTAAAGTCTACTCTAACGCCATGAATCTCAATGTCGTTAGGTCTTGCGCCGCCATTGGCCCAGATCCGCACACCACAATAACGATTTGCAACTACAGCATTGTCTAATTTTGTTACACCGTCGATATAAAAGTCTTTGAGGGCAATGTGTGATTTGTTCAATACTTCAAAAATATCAAATGCAGCAACCGCCGTATCTCGGAATATCCTAGAAACATATCCTTCGCCGTATAAAGTAACGTCAGACGGGATGCTCATCATCGAAGAAACTTTGTAATCCCCAGCAGGAATGTATACCGCGCCACCAGAAACGCCAGCAGCAGTCAACGCTAACTGAATGGCTGGAGCACTGTCCGTTGTGCCTGTAGAATCAGCGCCATAATCTAGGATGCTTAAAGCAGCCCCAGAAATCATGCTGTTAGTAACTTTAGTTAATGCCATTGGAGTATTCCTTAAACAGTATACGAGCCGCTAAAATTAATTTGCATATTAGGATCAATCGCTACACTTCCAGCAACTCCACCGCCAACAGGAAACTCTTTTAATATTAAATATGTTTGTCCGTTAGCTACTTGAAGCCCAGCAGTGTTTGATGCAGAAATTGTTAAGTTAGCAAAATAGTTTAAATTTGCAGTTCCTTTTGCATTGCTTGAATTTGAGGTAAATGGAAGCCCTTTGATAAGCGTAACACCTGTACCTGTATGCGAATTAACTTGCAACCAGCATTGAAAATGAACAACTCTTCCAACTTTAGTATACAGTCCAATTTGATTGTTGTATGTTCCGGTTCCTGCTGTTGTTGACCCTTCTACTACTGGAGTCCATGCACCCTCCTCGTAATCATCAAATAGCTCAGAGGTGCCAGTGCCAGCGGTAGCAGAGAAGTCGATGCCAGCGCCAGCAGTGCTCATTACCAAGTTATTGTAAATGGTGACATCTCCAGCAGCAGCCATCCTAATTAGCTTTTGCGAAGCTCCATTTTGGAAATCTAAGTAGTCAGCAGTTGCTCCATTAACTTTTAATCTATAGTCGCCACCTCTCGACACATGCTGTATTTTTATGTAGCCAGAATCCCCAGAAGAAAAGTCAACAATATCATTCCCCATGTTGACATCAACAGGGCCATCTAAGGTAGTCGTTCCGGTGGCAGTTAAGTTTACAAAATTACCATCCGCACCACCTTCAACGCGCTGCCATACGGAGCCGTTAAACGCTGCCCAATCGCCTACGCCCCAGTTGGTAATACCATCTAGGTCAGTAGCCCCGGCAACCGACACAACGTAGTAGTCGCCCTGAGTGCCGACACCAGACGCAAGGGTTGGGGTGTTGGTGTTTGCGTTCCAAGTGCCCTTGTAGTTCAACGCACCTAAAGCGTTTGCAACTGATGATACTGTCTTTAACATTTTATTTGCCTCGAATAGTTACATCGTTAAATGTTGGGTTGCGTCCGAATACACCGCCTAATTGTTTAATTGTCATGTTTAATCCTTTAGCTTTGTGTGCCGACAACCGTACCATCAGTATCCGATGCTGGAACTCCGTTATTGATTCTTAAATCTCCTGTTGCATCAACCCATAGCGCATAAGAGCCTAAATAAAACGCCTTATTCCAAACGCCTTGAACTTTTGCGGTTTGTGTAATGGTGTTGAACTGAGCTGTATAGTCAGAAGACGTTGCTGTGTTTAGAGACGGATCAATAATTAGCAAGGCTTCTTGATCGTACAAAGTGCTTCTAGTGTCTGGATGAATAATAGCCGATGAATAATCTTTATTTCCTACCTCTATCCCGCCACCTTTAGTCCATTCTTTTGGCCCTAAAAATACATGCCTAGACGGAACATTTGTGCCACCGATAGCAGAGTACGAAATAGCTCCTTCATACGCAGTAATGTCTAATCCACCAGCACCTAATTGGGTAGCGTTTAGTACGGTGTCGCCCCATGCGGCATTATAAGTTAAAACCAAGCCTTTGTTATAAACTGCGCCGGGAGTTATCATGACACCATCTAAAGACAAGATCCCTACGTTTGCCGTAATTGCAATGCCTGTACTTCTAGGGGGAGTATTTGTCTGCGCCCAAAAACCACCCTGAATTGTGACAACAGATCCTTGTATATTTAAATCAGCATAACCACCATCGCTTCGATTGTTATCTTCAAAATCACAAGTGTCGATTGTTGTTCCATTACAGTTTTGGAGAGTCACACTATCCCCATCTACTGCACCTTGAAATGCAGTGGATTCAATCCTCAAAGAATTTGATGCTGGAGAATTGAGATTATAATTTGTGTTGTACTCGATTCGACAATGGCTGATGATTGCAGCGTTAGCATCATCCCAATATACGCCATAAGAATTTCCACGGAGCGTTGAGTTCTTTAATTGGAAAGTCCAGCAGTCAGTTAAATACATTCCATACTGGCAGTCGGTAATAACCACATCATCGACTTCATTAGTGTAATAACACTTGTCCATTCTGATGCCATAACGAGTATTAGTCACGCCGTTACCTTTGAGCCACATGCCCTTTACACAGGCTTTTTCAGTAGGGGTTCCAACGTCAGTCGTAATAATATCGCTAGATAGTCCGGTTCCAGTGTGCTTGAGCTGAACTACAGCCGCGCTTTCTCCTTTTAGAATCACGCCTTTATAAATTGTGATGCCAGAAGTTGCATAGGTTCCAGCAGGAAAATGAACGACAGCCGTTACTGTTATTGCATAATTTATCGAAGCATTTACGACAGTCTTTGCATAGTCAATTGCCGCCTGAATAGCCGCAGTATCATCCGTAACCCCATCACCAACAGCACCAAAGTCCTTGACCGATACCGACTCTTGCAGCTTGGCCTGAACGCTTCGATTAACCGCTCCGGTCCCGCCCTCGTTGTAGCTAACATTGGCCGCGTCAACCGTACCCAAAGATGCAATTGAAAAACTAACGACCTCAATCCCGCTGTTGATCGGTGGTGCAGTGCTGAAATTAACCGTGGCGCCTGCGAGCGAGTAGGTGTCCTTCTGCTGATAAACACCGTCGATGTATATCTGCGTGTTGTTCTCAGCAACCGGGGCCGTGGCGAGGTTAAACGCCGTCTGCGCTCCGGTCCCGGTAAAGTCTTCAACGGTCACAGAACCCGGTGATGCCGGAACCCACGTTGATCCGCTCCAAACCTTCAGCTCGTTAACCACAGTGTTAAAATACAAATCACCAACCTGTAGCGGTGTGCCATCGTTTCTAGCAATCGGGTCGGTGGCGTGTGCGCCCTGATACTGCGTAATTTCCTCGACTGTGTTAGTGACGTTCGTAATAACCGCGCTAGGCGCGTTGTAGACCGTTACAAGGTTCTTGTTCTGTACCAGAATGGAGTAAGCAGCCCCAGTGTAAACCGCCGCTGGTGATCCGTTACGCACGATATAGCCACCGGACGTTCTTAGGGGTTGATCAGCGGGTATCTGGAACGCTTCGTCCCAAAAGGCGCCCGTAGGGGCCGTGATCGGATCTTGATACTCTAGCCCAATGTAAACGTAGCCATCGTTAAGCGCCGACCCATCAGTGTCTGAAAAGTTGGGGTAACCGGGGGTAATGCTGATTGCGGTCATTCTTTTGGCTCCTTCAGAGCTTCTCTGATCCTAGCTTTGAGTTTACGATTTTTTACATAGTCAAGCGATTCTTTTAATACGGCCCTTCCAGCAATTGGCATTCCAGAGATACCGTAGGTCAGTATCGTATCTACTGCATTGCCGATAGCCGATGCGGTGTTGGAAAAGTTAACCGCTCCCGGGGGCGCAGTGTAAATCACAGTTGACAATTCAGCCAAATCCCTTAACTGCTGCGCTATCTTTTTACCGTACAGCGATTCTAATTTTCCATCATTGTCAAGCGCCTTAACAACTTTTTGTAGCTTGTCAGGTGAAAGTAACGGATTTCCTGCTGCGTCCTTTTGACTTACTGACAGGCTTCGATCTTTAATAAATTCTATACCCTGAGCCTTCAAATCAGCCCAAGCCTGACGCCCATCTGGACCCGCTTTAAGGAGCGTTCGTCGCAGCTTGTTCATTTCTTCAACTGGCGACAGGATAATGATTTTGTTGAACACATCCTCAAAGGCAATTGCTCGCTCAGAGGTGTTACCCTTTTTGGCTAAAAGCTTTGCAGTTAATCCTACGTTCTCAAATTCTTCTGCGTACTTTGCACGTTCTCGTCTGGCTCTTTTATATATTTCGCCACCTAAGCCCTCTGTTGAGCTATCGATAGCAGCATTTATTTTTCTAGCCATTAATGACTGTCGCTTGTCAGCCCAGTCAGTGGCTTGGTTTACAAACTGTCTTAATAATTCTGCATCCTTGATACTTAATTCTTGAGCAATTAAATTGCCTTCTTCATTAACGGCGATAGCTCCGAGGCGAGTAGCCTCTTTTCTGATTGGGCTAACATTTCCTGCAACGCCCTCAAACCTTGCCAAGTCTTCAAGCGCCAAGACCAAAGGTTGCATTTCAACCAAGCCTAAAGTATCCCCGGCCTCGTCTGCCTGTTTATATAATTTTTGTATTTTCTTACGTTGTACTTCAGCTTTATTTTTAACAGCACTGTCAACTGCCATGCCGATCGCTCGAACCTCACGTTCAATCGGTGTTGGCAAGTCAATCAAGGCGTCAAAGTTATCAATAAAGTTTGCAGTCTGAGCCTGTATCCTTTCACGCAGCGGGGCACCAATTTCTCCAAGCTTTGCAGTTTCCTTCTCAAACTGTAACTGAGCAAAGTCCCGGGTAGCTTGACCAGCCGTTAAGCCTGTTCTGCCCTCAAATGGCACCGGCATCTGCGCTGCAACTTCACGCCTTACCACTTCAGCTGGAACCTCTGCCGCCCCAACGCTTCTGGGCGGTACGCCCTCCTCAATAATAATCCCTTCAGGCATTACCCTAGCGGGGCCGACCTCTTGCGGCCTTTCCATTAACTCGCCAGCCATCGGACGCTGAGGCATTACTCGTCTGGCAGCCTCAGCAACCCTTGGGGCCGCAGTCCTGACTGCTTGCCCACCAGCAGTTAGAGCGGCTGGAATCGCCCCAGCAGCGCCCATAGCAGGAACAAACGCAGGAGCAGCCTCTAACGGTTCTGCAATCGCCTGCATATATTGTTGACCGGCTTCAGTTCTAGGCGCGTAAGTTAACTGCTCCATACCACCGGCAGCGGCCTGTTCTATCAGACGAGCGGCTTCTGGTGTGCCGAACTCTCCGCGCAATATGGCAGCAGTCAGTCCACCAATTGTGCCGCCTAGCATTCCTAAAGCGCCTGTAGTCGGAGCGGTGGCAAGTGTTGTTAAAACTTCAGCAGCACCTAGTAACCGTTCTTTAGCAAGTATTGGATCTTGCTCAGGTCTTGGCTGTTGCTCTGGCATGATCATTTCGCCAGTAGGACCAAGCTCTGGTATCTCGCCAGTTCCCGGCGCTCTAGAGCCACCAATCTCAACAGCTAACGCTTCATAGTCAACAACACCTTCAGGCGTTGTCTCAACACCTTCTTCTTCAAGAACGCCACCAAATTGTCTTGCCAATGCTGCGTAATCTGTTGCCATTATTACAGCCCCGCGCCTTTTCTAAATTGCATAGCAGCTTCTTCAGATTCAAAAGTAAAAGTTCCTGCCGGTGTGTCAACTGAAAATTTTTGTACCGATACTTGATCTTCTGCTGGCATCGGACCCCGAGGCGGCTCGGCTGCGCCAATTTCAAAAAATATGTTTTCAGTATTTAGACCGTAACCTTTAGCGATTCTTTCTATACCAGCTCTAACCTTTTTCTCTCCACCCTCAGCAGCGTCATATAGCCCTTTAGCCGACTTTAAAAATGAAGCCCTTACTTGTGGAGTTAATCTAGCGCCACCCAAAAGCTTGTTGTACTGAACGCCAACTTTAGACCAAGCACCACCAGCATTTTCTGCGTTAGCAAATTCACCCTCTCTAACGGTTGAACCGGGATCTAGCATCTTCATATAGTTAAAGATCAAGGCCAAATCTGCTGGACCTTCATCAGCTAAAGTTTCAGGCGATCCAACGGCAAGCATCCTGCCGTAGGCATCTCGAACTTTGACAAAGTCTTTAGTGTTATCGGTATACTCTTTACGCATTTTTGATTCAATTTCAGGACGCTTTTCGAGGGGTATAATGCCCTGTGCGATTGCATCAGCATTTGCCTTAGCCCTTTCAGCTTCTGCACCTGATTTCTTTTCTGCCGCTTTAGATGCCGCGATTGCAGCCTTAGCTTGTTTCACTTGTTGTTCGCTTAAATCTAAATCAAAAGCCAGTTGATCCGGTTTATAAGCCATTTCTAACAGAGCAACGGATGAGTTAGCTTCTTTTAACAAAGCATCAGCAGTAGCAGCCCTAAGCTTGAATGGGCGCTCTTCTTCGGCCCTAGCCTCTTCGCCTCTAGTCTTCATCGTGGCGAAGTAGTCTTTACCGCCGGGTAGCGTAGCAATTCTTGCGGCTACCATCATCTCGGCTGCGTCAGGGTCCGTTCGAGCAAGCTCTCTAGCGTCAACCCACATCTTGTTTAATCCGGGATTGTTTTTTGTGGCCTGAACCCTTCTATCTAAAATTTGATCAAGTATTTCAAAGTCAGTTTCACCTGTAAGCACATTTTTTAGTGCAGTATGAATCTGAGTCGCGTCTGTAAAAGCACTCTGCTGTTGTTGTTCAGAAAGTGCATCGAATTGTTTTTGTGCAAGCTCTGCGAATTGCGGGTTATACATACCAATCCGTAAAGCCTGATCGTA